ATTTTGACGGCAAGGCTGGGCGTGCGCAAAGAGATATAACGTATCGCTATGGTCCAGATGGTCGTATTAAATACGCACAATACGAGGGTCCATAAGATGCCACTAAAGAAAGGTAAATCGCAAAAAGCTATTTCGGCAAACATCGGCACCTTGCGTGACGAAGGTTACCCGCAGAAGCAGGCGATTGCGATTGCCTTGTCTAAAGCTGGTAAATCTAAGAAACAAAAGAAAGCGGACGGTGGGGTGATTGAATCCTTCAGCCCGATCGCCCGCCCTCAAACTTTCCGCGGAGTATTCTGATGCCAGCTATTACAATTGTGTTCGGGGAGATGACCCCCGTTGATAAGATGGAAGAAAACGAAAGCGGCAAGAGCTGCCCGCTTCCAACTCAGGATCCAGATCTCAACGCCACGAACAAAGAAAAGGCGATTGAGACTGCAGATTATCGTGACCCGGCAGACAGTGGCGCTTTCCGTTTGACGGACGTTTGCGGTAATTGCGCAGCGTACAACCAAACGGAAGATATGCTGGAATGCATTGGCGACGAGTCCGGTGATTTGGGTTACTGCCAGCTGTTGAAATTTGTTTGCTCTGCCGATCACACATGTGACAAGTGGGCAGAGGGTGGTCCAATCACATCTGACATAGACAACGATTATGGTGAATACCTGTAATGGATGTTGTAGACTTCGCATCATACATGTATAAGTTGTTGCGTCAGCGGCAGGAAGATATTAAAGAAGTTCTTGCCGCTGATGGCCTTCCCAACTGGGAAGAGTACAAAAAGTTGGTTGGGGAGCTACGGGGCCTCTCCTATGCAGCCGACGAGATGAAAGCCCTGCTGGAGAACCACGCGGACTATGACGAAGACACTTTATCTTCCTGACCACGTCGCGCAGAAAATCAACGCTGATAAAGCTGCCAAGGCAGCGGCTTCGAAAGAGGACAGCGCCGAGACTTCTCTCGACAAAGCGTACGTCGATCAATCCGATCGCGTACTAGACCCATCTCTCCTTGAAACGCCACTACTCGATCGTCTCCCGCAGCCTACTGGTTGGCGGGTTCTTGTTATGCCGTACCAAACGGCGCAACAAACAAAAGGCGGTTTGTATATACCTGAAGAAGTTCGGGACCGAGAATCGGTGGCCACGGTTGTGGCTTACGTTCTTCGTGTTGGACCTTTGGCATACAAGGATCCTGATAAGTTTGGCCCGGACTCAGAGCCGTGGTGCAAGCAGGGTGATTGGGTTTGCATTGGCCGGTATTCCGGTTCGAGGTTCAAGATTGACGGTGGGGAGGTTCGCATCATCAACGATGACGAAGTGATTGCCACGGTTCTTGAGCCAACCGACATTAAATCTGTCTAAGGAGAAGCACTATGGCAGAAGAAGCCAAGATGTCCGTCGAAGACGACGAGACCGAAATCATTATCGAGCAAGACGATGGATCCGATGACCAAGAGAAAGAAGCTAAGGCTTCTGTTGAGTCCGAAGAGTCTGGCGACGAAGAGCTCGAAAGCTATAGCAAAGGCGTCCAGAAGCGTATCGCTCGCCTGACGGAGAAGTATCGCAAGGAGGAGCGTGACCGCAACGAAGCTGTGCGCTTGGCTCAGCAGCTTCTGGCTGAAAAGCAGCAGCTTGAAGGCCGGTTGAAGCAGCTGGACAGCGGATACCTCAATGAGTATGGCGCTCGTATTGAGGCGCAGATTGCTACAGCCCGTCGTGTTTACAAAGAAGCTTACGAGGCTGGTGACACGGATCGCATGATCGAAGCACAAGAAGCTTTGGCCCGTGCGACGTCGGATCAGGATCGGTACAAACTTGCAAAGGCTCGCGCCGAAGCTCGTGTTCAAACACAGCCGCAAGAAGATCCGGCCCGTTACCAGCAACAGTATGCTCAACCCCAGCAGGCGCCACAGCCCGCCCAGGTTGATCCGAAAGCTCAGACATGGGCTGAAAAGAATACGTGGTTTGGTCAGGACGAGGTTATGACTTATGCCGCGTTTGGTGTTCATCGCAAGCTGGTTGAGGAAGAAGGCTTTGACCCGCAGAGCGATGAGTATTATAGTGAAATCGATCGTCGAATGCGTTCGGAGTTTCCGCACAAGTTTCAGGCGTCGAAATCATCGGGGAAAAGTCAGGTCGCACCCGCTGGCTCTTCCGCATCCCGCAGCACAAAACAGGGGCGCAGGACCGTGAAGCTCTCTCCTTCGCAGATCGCTATTGCGAAACGGCTGAATGTTCCGCTGGAAGAATACGCCAAGTACGTAAAGGATTGATCAGATGACTGAGAACACACGCGCACCACGGGCAACGCAAACTCGCGAGAAAGAATCGCGCCGTAAACCTTGGGCACCGCCCAGCCGCCTAGATGCTCCTCCCGCACCTGATGGGTATGTGCATCGTTGGATTCGAGTAGCAATGCGTGGCGAGGAAGATAAGACGAACGTCTTTACCAAGCTACGTGAAGGATGGGAACCTGTCCGTGCTGACGAGTATCCTGATTACCAAGCGCCTGTCATCGATGATGGCAAGTATGCTGGGGTGATCGGCAATGGTGGCTTGATGCTGTGCCGTATACCTGTCGAAACTGCTGACGAACGATCCGAGTATTACGGGCTCCGGACCCGCGAACAAATGCAGGCTGTCGATCAGGACCTGATGAAGGAACAACATCCTTCAATGCCGATTCATCAAAGTCGGCAGAGTCGTGTCTCATTCGGTGGACGTGGTTCCTCCGAGTAAACTGAAAGCTAAAGGAGCTGAAAAATGGCCAATACAAATGGCGCATTCGGTCTTCGTCCCATCGGCAAGATGGGTCAGAACACCAACAGCACCGGTGCTACCGAGTATCGTATTGCTTACAACAATACGAACGCGATCTATCAGGGCTCTCCTGTCATCCCGCTGGCCGCAGGTGTCATTGACATCGTTGGCGCAGCTGCGGGCGGCACTGTAGGCCTGCTAGGTGTGTTCGCTGGTTGTGAATACGTTTCCTCGACCACCGGTAAAACCGTCTGGTCCAACTACTGGCCCGGTTCGGGTGCTGACTCGAACTTCCCCGTCAAGGCATTCGTCTATGACGATCCCGCACAGCTGTTCGTGATTGCCACTGGCAACGTGACCACCTCGTGGGATACTGAAGCTGAGCTGCGTGCTGCGATCTTCTCGAACGCAAACTTCGGCACCGGCACTTCTGGTTCGACCACCACCGGTATTTCGTCCGCTTACCTGGACACCAATACCATCGCCACCACCAACACCCTGAACCTGCGCATCATGGGCATTCAGGAAGATCCGGAAAACTCGGATTTCACCGTTGCTGGTATCCCCGTAATCGTTCGTTTGAACAACCACTTCAACTCGCCCAACGGCGCGATTGCTGGTGGTACTGTTTCGACGACCGGCGTCTAAGGAGGGCTGAAATATGGCTATCTCGCGCGCACAACTCGCGAAAGAGCTGGAGCCGGGTCTTAACGCCCTCTTCGGCATGGAGTATGGTCGGTACGAAAACCAGCACTCCGAAATCTACACCACCGAGTCGTCGGATCGTGCATTTGAGGAAGAGGTTATGCTGTCGGGCTTCGGCGCGGCACCGACCAAATCCGAAGGTTCTGCGATCAACTTTGACGATGCCAACGAAGCGTACACCGCCCGCTACAATCACGAAACGATTGCGCTGGCGTTCTCGCTGACTGAAGAGGCCATTGAGGACAACCTCTATGACCGCTTGGGTTCGCGTTACACCCGTGCGCTGGCTCGTTCGATGGCTCACACCAAGCAGGTTAAAGCTGCTGCCGTGCTGAACAACGCCTTCACTGCAGGCGCTTCGGCAGGTGGCGACGGCAAAGCTCTGTGTGCAACTGACCACCCGCTGACCAGCGGTGGCACTTTTGCAAACGAGCCGGCGGTTGCTGCTGACCTGAACGAAACCTCGTTGGAAGATGCTCTGATCAACATCGCGGGCTTCGTCGACGAGCGTGGTCTGAAAGTTGCCCTGCGCGGCATGAAACTCATCATCCCTCGCCAGCTGCAGTTCGTTGCTGAGCGTCTGATGGTTTCGAACCTGCGTGTCGGCACTGCAGACAACGACGTCAACGCGATCCGTTCGATGGGCATGCTGCCTGAGGGCTACACCGTCAACGACTTCCTGACCGACCCCGATGCTTGGTTTGTGAAGACTGACGCGCCCCGTGGCTTCATCCACTTTGAGCGCACCCCGCTGTCGACCGGCATGGAAGCCGACTTCGACACCGGCAACATGCGCTTCAAGGCTCGTGAGCGTTACAGCTTCGGCTTCTCGGACCCCCGTGCGGTGTTCGGTTCGCCTGGCGCAGCATAAGTCCTACCACCCTCCCTGTGGACTTATCGACTGGGGCGGTCTTCGGATCGCCCCTTTCTTTTTCTGCAACCTTGTTATAAACTGCGAGCAGGGCAAAAACTCAGCTTCGTAGACAGGTATCCGCCCTCCTGACGTTGCACAGACTACGAGGCTAAACCTTGTGCAAAGGGTACGAACATGGCTTCGACTACTTTCTCTGGTCCCGTTACCTCGACCAACGGTTTTGTTGGTGCTGTGACCGCAACTACGGTCACTGCAACTGGCGCTCTAACTGCTACTTCGACCGCAAACGTGATCGTGATCCCCACTTCGGATCCCGGCGTTGCTGGCGCTATCTGGTTGGATGGTGTGACTCTTTCGATCTCCGCTGGTTAAGGAGATTTGAAATGGCTGGCTCTGACGTAAAGGCCAAGTACATCGCAGCTGACACTACAGCTGCCGACGCCGATGGGGTCTGCCAATCGCAAACTCCAGCCGCAGGTGGTGAGCAAAATCTCACTATCAACGGTGCGTTAGCTTCTGGTGGTGTGGCTACGTTTACGGCGGCACGCTTGATCACAATCACTTGTGCGGGTGCGGATGATGGACGTACGTTCACTGTCACCGGTACTGATGTGAATGGTAATGCTCAAACGGAGACTATCGCTGGCGCGGATACTGATACTTCAACTGGGACGCTGTACTTCCGCACAGTGACTCAGGTTACGGTTGATGATAACACTGCGGCGGCTATCACTGTCGGCATGGCTAACAACTCTATCGATGTTATCTATGCTGGTCGTGCACGTTTGCGAGGAATCTACCTGATCCACTCAGGTACAGCAGGTGTATTGTCGTTCACGGACGGTAGCGCAACAGGCACAGCTCATTTGCAGCTGGCAACTGTTGCTTCGGCGGGTAGCGACCGAGACATCATCATCCCTGACGAGGGGATCATGTATGATGGTGGTATTTACCTTCCATACACAGCTGGGACCACTGTGTTCTCCAGCTTCACCGCTATGTACAACTGAGGTAAAGAATGCCGACCTACGACATCAGATCGATTACGCAGGTCGGTACTTCTGAGCCGTTTGAACTTCAAGTGGCCAGGGGTCAAATCCCTGGCCATAAAACTGTGTTTAAATTTGGCTACAACAGCGATGTTGGAGCCACAAGAGAAACCATCTGGGAACAAGGTGGTTTGTATTCCTACCCTGCATCAGCCACAGTAATGACTATATCAAGCAGTTCGGTTGACGACACTGCCGCAGGAACTGGTGCAAGAACGGTTGAAATTTTTGGCCTAGATGGTGATTACAACGAAATAAACGAAGTTGTCACCTTAAATGGACAAACGGCTGTTAGTACCACAAAATCTTATCTGCGTATAAATCGCGGCATTGTTCGCAGTGCAGGTAGTGGTGGCGCAAACGCTGGCACACTTTACGCAGGAACAGGTACGGTTACATCTGGGGTTCCAGCTAATATTTACCTGACCATAAATGGGGTTGGCGACAACCAAACATTAATGGGTCTTTGGACAGTTCCCGCAGGATATACAGCCTTTCTTACAAAGATGTCCTTGTCCACAGGCACATCAACTCAGACACCTTCTATTCTGAATGCTAGTCTTGTTGCTAGACCCTATGGGGAAGTGTTTCAAATAAAAGAAAGATTTACTCTTACAGATGGCGCACACGAGCAATTTTATACTTTTCCATTAAGGTTCGCAGAAAAAACAGACTTAGAAATGAGGGCGTTTTCTTCCTCTGGATCTGTTAGCTTTAATGTTTCGGCGTCAATGGAATTTGTTTACATTCAAAGTACGGGGCCACTCTAATGCCTAAGATCGATAAGTCCAAGATGGCCTGCAACAAACCCAAGCGCCAAGTTTCGGGCGGCAAGAAGTCCGTTGTAAAAGCCTGTGCCAATGGCAAGGAGAAGATCGTTCGTTTTGGCGATGCCAATATGACGATCAAGAAATCCAACCCAGAACGCCGGAAGTCATTCCGTGCGCGTCATGGTTGTGACAAGGGCAAGTTGGATAAACTATCGGCCAAGTATTGGTCGTGCAAGATGTGGTGACGGAATGGATACTGTTGAGAAAGATGTACATGACATCGACAAACGCCTCGTAAGGATTGAGGCCGTACTGGATCGTCTTGAAAACAATCATCTTTCTCATATGGAGAAGGACATGCTGAGACTGGCCAACGCTATCGAGAAGTTGGACAATCGAGTGTATCATGGCACGATGGCCTTCTACGGGCAGATCGCGATTACGCTTCTCGCGATCACGGCCTTCTTCGCAACCAAAGCTTTGTGGTGAAGACAATGGCAATGATGCGTGGTAATATGGCTAAGCAAATAACGGAGGTTCCGATGGCTGGTTGCAAATCCAAAGGCATGAAGATGGGCGGCAAAGTTAAAGCTGGCTACAAAAAGGGCGGCAAGGTTAAGACGACGGATCAGTCGATGTGTAGCCCCCGCAAACAAATGGCTATGGGGAAGATGAAGTAATGGCCAAGAAGCCAGGACTTTACGCCAACATTCACGCCAAACGTAAGCGCATCGCCGCTGGTTCTGGTGAGAAAATGAGAAAGCCCGGTTCGAAAGGGGCGCCTACTGCTAAGGCGTTCAAGCAATCGGCCAAGACGGCTAAAAAGAAATGACAACATCTGGTTCACGAGACTTTAACCTCGACGTCGCGGAAGCGATTGAAGAGGCCTACGAGCGCATCGGTCAAGAGATGCGGACGGGCTACGACGCCAAGACGGCTCGTCGCTCGATGAACCTGATGTTTGCCGAATGGGCTAACCGTGGCTTGAACCTGTGGACCGTGGCCCAAGGTACGACGACCGTGACGCAAGGCACCGCGCAGTATACTTTGGCAGAGGATGTCGTAGATATCCTGGACATGGTTCTGCGCCGCAGCGGGACTGACTACGAGATGGATCGGATCAGCCGATCGGATTATTTGAACTTTCCGAACAAGACCGACCAGGGTCGTCCCTCTCAGTTTTACTTTGATCGTCAGATTGCTCCTGTCATTAACCTGTGGCAGACGCCAGAAAACTCCACTGACCAGCTGGTGTATTACTACGTACGCCGTATCGAGGATGTGGATACTCTGACGAACACCACTGGCATTCCCTTCCGTTTTTATCCCTGCATGGTTGCGGGCTTGGCGTATTACCTTGCGGTTAAGCGTGCGCCTGAACGTGTGCAGATGATGAAATCCATTTACGAGGAAGAGTTCCAACGCGCGGCGAATGAGGACGAGGCCAAGGTGCCGCTGACTCTGACGCCGAGCATTCGTTATCTGAGGGTCTGATGGCATTCGCATCTGGCAAGAACGCATACGGCATTTCTGACCGGTCGGGTTTCCGTTACCGTCTTCGGGATATGAAGAAGGAGTGGACTGGCGCGCTTGTCGGTAGGGACGAGTATGAACCAAAACATCCTCAGTTATTTCCTCCTCGCCCAGGCCCTGACCCACAGGCTCTACGGGATCCTCGCCCGGACCAACCAGAGGCTCTACAGGTATATGTTGGTGTTCCGACAGTGGAGAATCCTCGCCTTGAGCGTCCTCGTATGTTAGGTAAGGTGGGACAAGTTACGGTGGTGACGACATGACACTTACATATGGCGAGTTGAAACAAGCTGTTAAGGATTACACGGAAAACGAAGAGACCACCTTCGTTAACAACATTCCGTTGTTTATTCGGCAGGCTGAAGAGCGAATCCTAAAGCAGGTTCAACTAAGCTTGTTCCGTAAAAACGCAACAGCGTTTTCGGACGATGGGAATCCGTACCTAGCTGTTCCGTCTGACTTCTTGGCGCCTGACTCGTTAAGCTATCGAGGCGACGACGGAGACCGTCACTTCCTTGAGTTTAAGGATGTATCATTCGTCCAGCAGTACAATCCGGACACCACCACAAAGGGTGCCCCCTTGTATTACTCGCAGTTCGACGTGGACTATTTTTTGCTTGGTCCAACACCGGATGCGATCTATACGATGGAGCTTCACTACCTCTACCGTCCGCAAAGCATTACAGAACTATCGGACTCTGGTACGACCTGGCTTAGCACAAACGCTGAAATGGCTTTGCTTTACGGGAGCTTGATTGAAGCGTACATCTTTATGAAGGGCGAAACTGATGTCATGCAGATGTATGCTCAACGCCTTCAGGAGTCTATCGTTGGGATCAAAGCTCTTGGCGAAGCTAAGGAAACAACTGACCAGTATCGTACTGGCTTAGTCATAAGGCCCAAAAGCTAATGTTTGAGTTTAAGCTGGATGTTCCCAAAGATCAGCCGATTGTGAGTGTGAGGACCACGGAGAACCGTGGCTTTACTCCAGACGAGTTGGCGGATCAGTGCGCGCAGAAAATTATTTCGGTCTCCGACAAAGCCCATCCGGGGATTAGAGACCAAGCTCGTGCTTTCCAAAAGCACATCGAAAAGCTGGTTGCATACTATTTGCGACAAGCTATTCGCAGCGACCGCACAACAGTGTATAATGCTCTGAATGATGCGGGTCACCCCGAACTGGCTGAACTCATAAGGAGACTGTAAGATGGCGTTCACTGGCAACTTTATGTGCACGAGCTTCAAATCGGAGCTGATGACGGGCACACACAACTTCACCAATACCACTGGTGACACATTCAAGCTGGCGTTGTATGACAACAACGCTTCGTTCACTGCTGCAACTACGGCATACACCGCCTCAAACGAGGTTGGTGACTCCGGTTCGTATTCTGCAGGTGGTGGAGCATTGACCAATGTTACACCCACCACGTCGGGCACTACGGCGTTTACCGATTTTGACGACATCACGTTCACTTCGGCAACGATCACTGCTCGTGGCGCGTTGATCTACAACGACACGGCAGCAGGCGACCCGTCTGTAGTTGTTCTAGACTTTGGCGCAGACAAAACCTCGACCGCTGGTGACTTCCAGATTGTTTTCCCGACTGCGGATGCTTCTAACGCTATTATCCGCATCGCCTAATCTAGGCGGGGTGACCAGTCATGGCGAGCATCACCGGCTGGAGCCGAGGCACATGGTCTGAGGGCCCGTGGAGTCAGCCCGCACCTGTAGTGGTGACCGGGCTGTCTGCCACTGGGAGCGTGGGAACTGTTTCTGTTTCCGCTGATGCAATAGCCTCAGTCACTGGTCTCGGCGCCACTGGTGCTGTTGATTCGACAACGGTTCAAATCAACGTCTCGCCTACGATTACTGGCAGTGCAGCCTCTGGGGTTGTCGGAACTGTTACGACGTCAGGTACTGCTGATGTTCCGACCACAGGTGTGGAGGCCACAGGCAGTGTTGGTTCTGTTACCGCAACGGCAAGCGCAGAAGTATCTGTTACCGGACTAGCCTCCACGACGGCTGTTGGTGATGTTACATTCAGGGCCTTGGTTGCAGCTGTTGTTACAGGTGTTGAGTCTACGTCGGCCGTCGGTGACGTCACGATCGGAGAAGGTTCTGGCGTTAACGTAAACACTACTGGTGTTGGCGGCACCTCTGCTGTTGGGACTGCGGTTGCCACCGGTTCTACGTCTCCAGCGGCGACGGGCCTTGAAGCCACTGGCGGAGTTGGCACTATAACCGCTACTGGTATTGCTGTTGTCTCTCCGACAGGCGTATCAGCCACAGGTATATCTAACTCAATCCGCCAGGACGCATTGGTTTTCTTTGAGGGCTGGAGCCGCAGCACTTGGGGCTCTGGTGCATGGAGTCAGCCTGTAACGCTTCCGCTGGAAGGAACCGGGCAAGTTGGCTCCGTTACCACTCAGGTAAATCAGAGAATACCTGTCACTGGTTTTGAGCTGACAAGTAGTACTGGTTCTGTTACTGTCACCACAGGTACAGGGATCGACGTGAACGTCACGGGCGTCTCTGCAGACGGGCTAATTGCTCCGTGGGGTGTTCTTGTTTGGGGGCGCATTGTTCCAAATCCAAGCACGAGTTGGACAGCCATTGTGCCAAGCACCACAACAAGCTATACTGAAATCCAACCGTGACGGGGGTCTAGAGGTAATTCATGGCTAGTACATACACAGTCAACACGGGCATCGAGCTTATCGCCAACGGTGAGCAGTCCGGTACGTGGGGCGATACCACGAACACAAACCTTGAAATCATTGACCGCCTCACCAACGGTGTAGGTGCGATCACACTTTCTGGTACAACCCATACTCTGACGACGACAGACGGTACGTTGTCGGATGGTCATTATAAAGTTCTGGTTTTTGGTGGTTCTCCTTCCGGGACGAACACGGTCACCGTTAGCCCAAACGACCAGGACAAAGTCTACTACATTGTAAACAACTCGGGCGAGAGCGTTATTATCTCCCAGGGGTCAGGCACCACTGTAACTGTTGCTGACGGTGCGAAAGACATTGTTTACTGTGACGGCGGCGGCGCTGGTGCAAACGTAGTTAGTTTAGCGACGGACCTCACTGGTGTTCTTACCACAAGCGACATTGGAACCACTGTTCTTGCTTATGATTCCAACTTGCAGACATTCGTCACAGCATTTACCCTTCCGGGATCGGATGGGTCTAGCGGTCAGGCACTGACCACCAATGGGTCCGGGACACTTTCGTTTGCGGACGCTGGTATCTCAACTGGCAAGGCAATTGCCATGGCAATCGTGTTTGGCTAAGGAGAAAAATAGATGGCCGCACCAAATATTGTAAACGTAACAACAATCACGGGTAAATCCGCGACAGTTGCACTTTCCACCACCTCGCAGACCACTTTGGTCAGCAACGCTGCGGCAAGCGGCAAGGTGTTCAAGATCAACATGATCCAAGTTGCAAACGTCGACGGCACAAATGCCGCTGACGTTACCGTAGACGTTCACAGTGCAGCAGCAGGTGGCGGCACAGCGTACTCGCTAGTCAGCACCATTTCTGTTCCTGCGGACGCGTCGCTTGTTGTCGTGGACAAGAGCACTGCTTTGTATCTTGAAGAGGACAAGTCGATCACTGCAACAGCAGGGACTGGCGGCGACCTAGAAGTAATTGTTTCCTATGAGGAAATCTCATAAGGAGAGCCTACTATGGCGAATCGTAAAGGCGGGTTCATCAACCAAGATGGCCTGAATGCTCCTGATGAACCGACTGGTGTAAGCGCATCGGCAGGTGACGAGGAAGCTACCGTAAGCTTCACCGCGCCGTCTGATGTGGGTGGCTCTGCTGTCACGGGCTACGTTGCCACGTCCAATGACGGTATCGGCGCTACGGGATCGTCTTCGCCAATTACGGTCACTGGCTTGACCAACGACACCGCCTACACTTTCCGTGTCTGGGCACTTAATGCGTTTGGGTGGTCTGCGCCGAGTGATGCGAGCGGGAGTGTTACGCCATCTATTCCAGACACAGGTGTTTTCTTTGGCGCAGGAGATCCAAACAGTAGTGTCATACAATATATCTCCATTTCATCAACAGGAAATGCGACTGACTGGGGCGACTTGTCCATAGCCCAAAAGCAACTGGGTGCGTTTGGCAACTCTATCAGAGCTTTAGCTTTTGGTGGAACAGGAACTACTTTCGGAAGCAATTTCATTGAATACATAACCTTTGCCACTACTGGTAACGCACAAGACTTTGGTGATTTACTTATAGCAAGTGGTGATTCTAGGAATATAGGAATGGCAGGAACCGCCAATGATACTAGAGGCCTTTTTATGGGCGGGCAAAACAACAATCAAATATCTTATGTCACTATTGCTTCAACAGGTAACGCTGTTGACTTCGGTGATTTTGCCACAACAAGTCGCTCAAATGGTGGAGCGGGATCAAACGGAACGAGAGCGGTTTTTGGTGGTGATGCCGCTGGTATTGAGTATGTCACTATAGCATCCACTGGAAACGCAACTAGCTTTGGCAACCTATCTGAAACTAGAAATCAAATGGAAGCTGGCTGTAGCACTACTAGAATTGTTTGGATGGGTGGCAGTGTTAGTCCATACACGACGATTGATTATGTGACAACAGCAACCACAGGAAATGCAACTGACTTTGGCGATCTTTATACAGGGGCTTTTGAAAACGGTGCGTGTTCGAATAAAACAAGGGCAGTTTGCGCTCATGGGTTTAACGGCTCTAGTTTTACCAACGTGATGAGTTACGTCACTATGGCAAGCACAGGAAATTCTACAGATTTTGGTGATTTACTAGCTGTAGGCTCACAAAGAGCTGGTGCTTCTGATTGCCACGGAGGACTTGCATAATGCCCAATTATCAAGGTGTGTGGTCCCTGTCCGAGGTGTATCAGGCTGTTGGTCAAAACAACTGGACTAACCCGCCGCCAGCGCGGGGTTTGTTTGCCGGTGGAACTACTGGCACTGTTATAGCAACCATTGACTACATTACTATCGCCACTGCGGGTAACTCCGCAACTTTTGGCTCGTTGATTACCGCACGAGATAGACTGGTAGGCGCCGCGTCAAAGACGCGAGGTCTTTTTGCTGGCGGCGAGGTTTCCGGTAGCGCGGTCAATACTATTCAATATGTCACCATCAACACCACTGGTAATGCTTCAGATTTTGGTGACCTTCTGTTTTCTAGTGGCGCGGTCTTTATGGCGTCTGGAGGATCGGACACTAGGGCGTTGTTTAGCGGTGGTCAAACTGTTGACACGATCCAGTATGTTACTATTGCGACAACTGGCAACGCCACGGATTTTGGGGACATGACTGTTTCCAGATACTCTCACGCCGGATGCTCTAGCCCGACAAGAACACTTAATGCTGGCGGGCAGCCGCAAACGGATATCATTGATTATGTGACAACAGCTTCGGCAGGAAACGCCACGGATTTTGGTGACTTGTCCCAAACATTTTATGCGCTTTCAGCAGCGTCTAGTCAGACGCGAGCGTTGTTTGGTGGCGGCAACAGCACGGCGACATCATACACAGACACGATTGAATATGTCACGATTGCTTCAACAGGTAACGCTGTTGACTTCGGTGACCTTACAGTTGCAAGACAATATCTTAGCGCGGTTTCTGGAGACAGCTATGCTGTGTTTGGTGGGGGCTATGACGCGGGTGTAACATACAATGTGCTTGACTTTGTTACCATAGCATCAGCCGGAAACGCATTAGACTTTGGTGATTTGTCTTCGCCTAAAAACTTTATGGGCTCTTGCTCTAACGGTCACGGAGGGCTCTAACCATGTCCGACAAACGCTTCCCCGCGAACATCATCTCCTCGACTGCGGTCGAGCCCACTGGCTCGTTTGAGGACTCCTCGGCCAGCGGTACGTGGTCCTTGCAGGAAGCGTTTACCTACGTGAAGGCCGGACTGTGGCCTACTGCCGGGAACCAAAAGCCGCTGATCGAAGACGTGTTCAGCACATACCTCTACACTGGCACTGGCTCGGCACTGACGATCACCAACGGGATTGACCTCGCTGGTGAGGGTGGAATGACATGGGATAAAGTTAGAGCTGCTGGTTATGACCATTTTTTACATGATACAGAAAGAACTGGTCAATACAGCATACGCTCTAACACAACTGCCGCACAGATTTCTAATGTTGGTGGTAGTCCAGTTGTCTTTAATTCAGACGGATACACTTTGCCCTCAGGTTTATCTCCTACGGGGCAAAACATTGTCTCATGGACCTTCCGCAAGGCACCTCGGTTCTTCGATGTGGTGACGTTTACGGGGGATGGGACTGGTAATAAATCAGTGCCGCACAACTTAGGTGTGGTTCCGGGATTTTACACGGCTAAAACAACAGCCATTGCTGACAACTGGTTTTCGTATCACCGATCTCTTGGGGCAACAAAATATGTAAACATAAACAGCACTGGTGCAGCCCAAACAAACAGTAATATCTGGGGTGACACAGAGCCGACAGACACTCATTTTACTATTGGCACTGGCTTAAATGTTAGTGGCAGGACTTATGTTATCTACCTCTTCGCCCACGATCCCCTCGGCCCGTCTGGTGATGGCTCTGATGGGTTGATTGCGTGTGGGAGTTATACGGGGAATGGTTCTACTACTGGCCCTGAGATTGATCTTGGATGGGAGCCTCAGTGGGTGCTGGTTAAAGGGTATGACCTTGGGCAAGATTGGACGCTGATAGATACTATGCGTGGTATGACTGATTCCAGCTCAGCACGTCTAAACCCAAACAATTCTCAGGCTGAAGCATCTGGTTCTCTATTTGCAATGCAGCCAAATCCAACTGGATTTACTTTAAAGACAAGTGGATTTGCTCTAAATGGAAATGGCTACAACTACATCTACATCGCCATCCGCCGTGGCCCGATGCGTGCGCCTACGAGTGGGACGGAGGTGTTTGCGCCTGTTGCTTACACGGGTGATGCTGTTGACAACAGAGTGATAACCACGGGTTTTCCTGTGGACTACCTTTTTGCAACAAGCAGGGCGCTTTCAAGCAATGACGGAAACGTGTTTGACCGTATGCGGGGGGCAAAGCAAAGATTAGTTACTCAATCAACCGCCGCTGAGTCAACTATGTCTGACAACTATTACGTTGACGGCCTTGATAGCAACACGGGCTTTATACTAGGTGGTTCTGGCGGGCTAAACAGTAACGGTAATACTTTTATATCCCATGCCTTCCGCCGTGCGCCCGGCTTCTTCGATGTGGTGGCGTATGGTTCCGACAACACAACAAGCCAAACCATCTCTCACAACCTTACCGTCACACCTGAGATGTTTATAGTAAAAGTAAGAGACACTACAGCTGCGTGGGGTGTTTATCATAAGGATGTTGGAAACACAGCTATATTGAGGCTAAACAGCATTGGCGGGCCTCTTACTAGTGTAGACTATTTTAACAATACTAGCCCAACGGAAACAGATTTTACGGTTGGGACATATTTTAATGGTCAAGTTGGTCATCCAACAAAATACATCGCCTACCTCTTCGCCACCCTCCCCGGCGTGAGCAAGGTCGGCAGCTACACAGGCAACGGCACCAGCCAAACGATTGACTGCGGCTTTACAACTGGCGCAAGGTTCATCCTCATCAAGCGCACCGACAGCACGGGCGACTGGTATGTTTGGGATAGCGCCCGTGGTATTGTTGCTGGTAACGATCCGCATCTGTCGCTGAATACGGATGCGGCTGAGGTCACTGGCGATGATAGCGTGGACGCGGAAAGCACAGGCTTTATCGTAAACCAAGATGCTGCTACAAATGTAAATGTAAGCAGTGCCGAGTATATTTTCTTGGCGATTGCATAGAGGAGAATGACATGGGCTTGATTCGCATTCGAGAAACCGGGGAAGTGGTCACTGAGATCTCTTTTCGGAAGATGCACAAAAAGACGCGCCCGGTGTTGGGAAATCCCATCACTGAAGAGCGCCTTAATGAACTCGGTGCTGATCCCGTGTTTGAGGGCCCGCAGGCGACGACAACGCCTCCCTATGAGTTCAGCTACAAATCTGGCGTTACGCAGGATGCTGATGGAAAATGGTTTACAGTTTATTCTGTTGGGCCAGTGTTTTCAGAATACACAGATGAAAACAACGTAGTGCAAACTGTTGCTGCTCAAACAGAAGCTTATCGCGCCCGTGTTGATGCTAGCGCGGCTGCAAGTGTTCGCAACCAACGCAATCAGCTGCTTGCAGAGACTGACTGGATCGTGATCATGCATACGGAAAAAGGGACGAACATCCCCGCCATGGTAGAACTCTACCGTCAAGCTTTGCGTGACATCACCAATCATGCCAATTTCCCACATCTTTCAGAAGAAGACTGGCCGTCAAAACCATAAAACTATATACTCCCGAACACACGCTTATATGGGAGTAAGCTATGACTGATCAAAACGAAAGCAACGCGCTCGTCGTTGCTGAACTTTCTATTCATCTGCCAAGCGCCAAGCCTGAGTATAAGTCGATGCTGCAAAACATCGATGAGAAGGCTCCGGCTGTGGCGCAGGCGACCTCCAACTTCCACAAGTCGCACTCGCAGTTCATGGGCGTCACGCTTGATGTGACGGCTATCACGCCCGTGCGCTCAATCAAGCACACGCTGGCCGAGATTGACCGAACCAGGTCCGCGCTGCAAGAAGCCTACATCGGTATGCGGAAGAAAGAGAACAAGCTGAAGAAGCTGGAGCGCAAGCTTGACGAAGAGGATGACGATCTGGAGCGCGAGCTTCTGGAAATCAAAATCGTCGAGGCTAAGGCGCATCTCATCAGCACGCAGAACCATGTCCAAGGTGCGATCCGCAAGTTGAACTTCTTCACAAACCAATACGACAACCTGATGAAGAAGCTCGGCAAAGAAGAGTTGACTGAGGAAGACTACGAGATTGAAGAGGTCAAGTATCACATTATGACCTGCATGAAGCAGGCGTTGACTGCGGCCCGCTCTCGCGGCGGCAGTATCGACGAAGGCAATATGATCTACATTTTTGATCTTGGCCTGCCCGCTGCTGAAGCGCAGATGGAGGTGTATGCTTACCTCTCGTGGGAAAACGAAATGATGGCGCAGGGCAAGGCCCCGCAGCACTCCGACACTGTGGCGTGGCTGGAGAAGTGCGCGGACAAGTGGGCGCACTGCCCCGCCGAATTTGCGAACAGCCGTGGCTTCCAAATCCTCGACAAGACATCTCTGACGAATGTGGCTCTGGAAGATCACAGCAAGGAGGACGAGTAATGGACGGTTTCCACCTTGTGGTCGGCACACCCTGCTATGGTGGCATGATGACGACTGAGTATTGTCAGTCGCTACTTGGCCTTAAAGAAGCACTTACGGAACACGGTCACAAACTGACCACTATCTTTCTGGGCAACGAGTCGTTGATCCAGAGGGGGCGGAATACGATAGCTCATCATTTCTTGCAGACGGACGCCTCCCATCTTCTGTTCTGTGATGCTGACATTCGGTTCCGCCCCAACGACGTTGCTAAAATGATCAAGGCTGACAAGGGTATCATCATCGGACCTGTACCGATGAAGGGGTTTAATTGGGAACGCATCCGCAGGGGTGCACTTCGCATGCATAAAGACCTTAGCCGATTGTCGGGTGTCTTTGCTCTCAATGAACTTGAGGGGCACACTATGATGGCTTCGGACGAACCTTTCCAAATCAAGCATGGCGGCACAGGATTTATGCTGATCCGGCGCGATGTTTTTGATACACTGGAACCAGAAGTTGGCTACTATACCAATGGGGGTTCCACCATCCGCCCTGGCGAAAGAATTTATGACTTCTTCCAAGTTGGCAACGTCGAGCATGAGTTGCTTTCCGAAGACTACTTTTTCTGTCATAAGTATCGTGAGCTTGGGGGCAGCGTCTGGGCCGCTCCGTGGTGTGAGCTAGGACATTTTGGGTCGTATTGTTTCAGCGGCCAATACTCTGAAGGAGACGCAAATGGCGTATCAATGCATTAAATATCGCCTGACTGCAGAGGGAACTATCCCTGACTTTCTTTACTTGGGCGAAGATGGCGTAGGCGGTGTGTATGTTGTGACCGACCCCAACACGCCTTCCCCTCGTGACAACATTATGATTGGGATCGCAAAAGACGAGGCCAGCGGCGACTTTGAGATTGTTGACAGCAAGGAGTGGTTACAAACCTACCTTGCAAACGTCGGCGCGGAATGGACACAGACCGACCCGAACAACCCAATGGAAACAGTCCCATTCGATCCGGTAGCAGCTGCGACCTGGGTCTGGGATCGTCTCGATGCCTTGAACGCGGCGTGATGAAACATGCCGCTTCAAAAGTTCCAGTTCCGTCCAGGGATCAATCGTGAAGTAACCAACTACACCAACGAGGGCGGTTGGCACGATTGTGATAAGGTACGATTTACCAAAGGGTTTCCTGAGAAGATTGGGGGCTGGACTCGGAAGGGTATCCTATCTTTCTTGGGGTATGCTCGTTCGTTGCACCCCTGGCGGGATCTTCTTGGCACTCGTTTGATCGGTGTTGGAACAGACTTGAAGTTCTATGCGGAAGAGGGTGGTGGCTATAATGACATCACCCCAATTCGAGAAACAACGGCAGCTGGCGATGTTACGTTTGCTGCCGTTGATGGGTCTTCGATTATTACGGTAAGCGACACGGGCCACGGCGCAACCGCCAACGACTTCGTTACATTTAGCGGGGCTGTAAGCTTGGGCGGGGACATCACCGCAGATGTGTTGAACCAAGAGTATCAGATCCTTTCGGTCGTAGACACCGACACGTACACAATCCAGGCCCGAACAGCGAACACCTCTATTACCAGCATCACAGTTGATGGTCAGCTGGTATACACTCCGGTTGCTGCCAATGCTTCGGATAGTGGCAACGGTGGTTCAAATACTGTCGGATCGTACCAGATCAACACTGGTCTAGACACCGCTCTGTACGGGAACGGGTGGGGTGCCGGTTATTGGAGCCGCGGGACATGGGGTTCTGCCACAAACATCAACACAGCTACAGGAAACCTTCGCACATGGTCTCAAGATAACTTTGGCGAGGATTTGATCTTCAATCCACGGAATGGTGGGATTTACTACTGGGATCGTAGCGCATCATACACAACGTTTCAGCGCGCAGTTCCTCTGACGGACCTGTCCGGTGCATTAGGCGCCCCAACTCTTGCTCGTGCTGTTCTTGTTTCTAACCGGGACCGCCATGTGATTGCTTTTGGCTGTGATCCTGTTGATAACATCGGCACGCAAGATCCTCTGCTCATTCGTTTCTCGGACCAAGAAAACGCAGCAGACTGGACGCCCACTGTTACCAACACGGCGGGCGATCTTCGTATTAGTGCGGGATCTGAAATCATTACGGTATTTGAAACCCGACAACAGGTTCTGGTTTTCACCGACACGTCGCTTCATGCGATGCAGTATTTAGGCCCGCCGTTTACCTTCGGGATCAACCTGATCTCGGAAAACACCAGCATCCAAGGTCCGATGGCCGGTGTCGCCGTAGACGACATGGTGTTCTGGATGGGTCAGTCTGAGTTCTACATGTACAACGGTTCGGTGCAGCGCATACCATGCAGCGTGCGTAGCTACGTGTTTGACGATTTCAACTTCGGGCAAGGCGACAAGGTCTTTGCGGGTTTGAACTCGGCTCATTCTGAGGTGTGGTGGTTCTACCCCTCGTCTAGTTCTGCTCTTGTGGATAGGTATGTTGTTTACAACTACCAAGAAAATGTCTGGTATTACGGCACACTTGCTCGTTCTTCTTGGGTCGATCGCGGGGCATTTGAAAACCCGATCGCAGCTGGCTTGGACGGCTACTTGTATGAGCATGAGGTTGGTTTTGATGATGGCAGCACATCGCCCGCATCGGCAATCGACTCGTACATCCAGTCTAGTCCCTTGGACATCGGTGACGGTGAACAGTTCAGTTTCATTCGTCGGGTATTCCCAGATGTGGCTTTCGAAAACTCGACTGCGGAAAACCCCTCTGTTGATATCACAATGAATGTTCGCAACATCTCTGGCGGATCGTATCTTCGTTCTTCCACGGGAGTGTTCTACGACAACGACAGGCAGCAGCTCGATTTCAGGCTGCGTGGGCGACAGTTTAGTTTCAAGGTTTCCAACGCAGACACTGGAGTAACATGGAGACTTGGGTCACCTAGGGTTGATATACGGCCCGACGGGAGGCGTTAATGTCACGAAATCTAACGCTTCCATTTCTTCCGGTCCCTCCGCAGGAGTATCAGCAAGGGTATTTTGCCGAGGTTATTCGAGCAATTTCTGTTTACATGCAGAACGAGCGGAACCCTGGTGAGGGGCGTAATACGTTTACGGTGTTTACGAACCTACAAACTGACGACTATAACGTAGAACCAGGAACCGTGTTTAATCACGGCGGGTACTTGAAGGTGTCTGAGTTGAACACGCCACACGTACGTGGGTCCTCGGCCCTTGGATCTGTTGGGTCGGTCACTGTGACGACAACATAAGGATATACAAATGGCTGAGATCATTGGCTGGAAACCATCAACAAGTTCTGATAAAGTGCACTGTGAGAACTGCGGCAATGCCGTGGACACGCCAGAAGAAATTCTGAGCTACCCGTCTGGAAGCTGCCCTGATTGTGGGGAGAACTGGACAGGCTCAGAGCGGCGCAGCACATCAATTATTGTCACAGCACCGGAAGCGGTGCGCGGAGAAGCCTAATGGTAGTACCTTTGCTCGCACCCCTGATCGGAAGCATGGCAGCTAGTTTGCTGCCAGCAGCATCGACAGCAGCACTTGGCGGCGCCGTCGCTAGTGGTCTTGGTCTTGCTGGAACTGCAGCGGGTGGGGCAATTGCCGCAGCTGCACCTTCGGCCATTGGGGCGGGCATCGGCACGCTCATGGCAGGTGGCACTGCAGCAGAAGCATTAGCCATGGGTCTTACTGCTGGAGCTGGTGCCGCAGGTGCCGGAGCTGGCGCAGCCGCCGCAGGGATGGCTGCTGCTCCCGCAGCCGCAGGTCTTGGCGCAGCCGCTGCTCCCGCAGCCGCCGCTGCAGCGCCCGCCGCAACTGCTGGGATGGGCGCCGCTATTCCTGCTGCAGCAAAAGCATCTATGGCCGCAGGAACACAAGCCGCACTAGCTGGCGCAGCTCCTGCCGGGATGGGCGCCGCGATGCCCGCCGCTGCGAAGTCAGCAATGACAGCTGGCACGCAAACTGCGATGGCTGGCCCTGCTGCCGCCGCTCCAAGCATGGCACCAAACACCATAGCTCAAGCCGCTCGGCAAGCATCTGCTGGCGCCGCCCCCAACCTTGCAACCCCTGGCGGCACTCCGGCACCGAACTATATGCAGCGCATGCAGCAGGTTTCCAAGATGATGGGGAACATACAGAAGATCCAAGGTTTGATGGGCGGTGGCCCTGGCGCTGCCCCTCCGGCAGCTCCTGCCGCGCATCGACCCCAGCGTCAGCGCAGTGCGCAAAGCAGCGAGATTCTTTCATCTGCCCCAGATCAGATGAGATCTGTGGGCATGGATGCAATGGACTCCATGATTCCTTCTGTTGGCGGGTCATCTATGATGCCTGCTTCGGTTGGGATCGGAACCATTCCAGTCATGGGACAACCTATGGACTCCCGTATGATGACGGCGGGTCTGGGTCCTAATCAACAAGGTGCTGTGAATGATTATCTTCGCAGCCAAGGCATGGTGGGATTTGTGTAATGTGTGGCGCACCTAAAGAACAAGTAATTACACAGAAGACCGAGCTACAGCCCGGTCTTCTACGGCATTATTATGGTGGCACAATAGAAAACCCACGAGGTGGGTTTGCAAGTGGTGGCCCTGTTGGTGGGATTACTTCCATAAATCCGCCACAAGCTCCTATGATGGGTGGCGGTCTCGCAAACCTTCTGTCAGACCCGATGATGGCAGCGGCTCTGTCTTCGACTGTTCGTTCTCCTGAGATCCGGTACGGTCAACTGGGTGCAAACCCAATGGCCAGTCAAACGATCGATCGGGCTATCCAAGGGTATGCGCAGGGTGGCTACATCCAAGGTCCGGGGACCGGGCGCAGCGATTCAATTCCCGCCAAAATTTACCAAGACGGTATCCCGGTCCAAGAAGCTCGGCTCTCGGACGGTGAGTTTGTTATGACTGAAAACGCTGTGCGCGGCGCTGGTAACGGTGACCCTAAAGCAGGGGCTGCTCGGATGTATGAGATGATGCGCAAGTTCGAGCGCGGGGGCATGGCATAACATGGCAAATACTTTTGTAAACCCAGGATTTACTGAAACCGGGATTATCGGCGGCAGGACGTATCTGACCCCCGGAGCAAAAGACGACATCACGGGTCTGGCGGACCTTGCTCGTGGGTTGATTACCCAACCTGTGAACACTCCGCAACAACAGCTGGCTGGGTTTACGGCTGATCAACTTGCTGCGTTTCAGATGGCTCGCGAAGGCATCGGTGCGTACGAGCCCTATTTGCAGTCAGCTGCAGAACTAACGGACTATGCGACTTCTGGTTTGAAGGATGTCCTTGGGCAAACAAATATTCTTGCTGGTCAGATTCCTGGTCAAATAACCCCTGGTCAAGAGGCTCTCGCCAGAGCGGCTGGTAAGGTTGACGTCGCATCAGAGCGTGCCCGTGCTTCGACAGCCGAAGCTCAGCGTGCATTGCAAGAAGCGTCGGCCTTTGGTTTGGATACAGCTCGCGCTGGTATCGCGGGCCTCGCACCTGGTGCTGCCCTTGAGTACATGAGCCCCTACGAGGAAGCAGCGGTTCAGCAGGCGCTTCAGGATATTGCTCGTCAGGGCCAGTTGCAGCAACAAGAGCTCGGTGCTCGCGCTGTAGAGGCTGGTGCATTTGGCGGTTCCCGGCAAGCTGTTGCCGAACAAGAACTGAACCGCAACATCCTCGAACAGCAAGCTCGCACTGCGGCACAAATGCGTGCCGCCGGTTACGAATCGGCTGCGAACCGTGCAATTCAAGCGGCACAAACAACAGGTCAGCTTGGCCAGTATGGTTCTGGTGCAGCAGCGCAGGCTGCAGAAGCAGGCGGTCGCCTTGGCTTGAGCGCAGAACAGCTGGCGCAACAAGGTGCGCAGGCTGCAGGGGATCTTGGTCTTCAGTCCTCGAACCTTGGTCTTGCTGGCATTCAGGCTGGTCTTGGTGCGCAACAACAGGCTGCAGGTATCAACCAGGGTATCGCACAACTTGGCGGTCAGTATCTTGGTATGGGTCAAGCAAAGCAGCAGATGCAGCTACAGGACATCAACACCATGTTGGGTATCGGTCAGACGCAGCAGCGTCAAGACCAAGCGGCTATGGACGTGGCTTACCAGAACCAATTCCAGGAAGCGATGCAGCCGTATCAGCAGCTGGCTTACTACTCGGATATTCTTGGCGGCACACCGTCCGGTCAGATGTCTACGACTACGATGCCTGGGCCAAGCACAGGTTCTCAAATGCTAGGCTTGGCGATGGCTGTTCCAGCTATCTACCAAGGCTTCCAAAGTATGTCCGGCGGTTAAGGAGTTTCAGATGGATCCGTTGTCTCGCAAACTTTTCCAATCTCGTGATGCACGGGAGAAGCTCCGTCAACAGGGCGGTATTATGGCTTCGTCCCCGGAGCTGGCG